GATACACCTGTAGAAATATTATGGAAAGATAATAACCAAGGTATTATGTATAAAGGTGATATAAGTTGTTTAGATGAACTAGCGGTTAACAAATAGTTTTTCTGCTAACCATCCACCTGTGTCATATTTGTGTAATCTTACTTGTTTGCTATCACTATGATGCTCTCTATGATAACCTTCTCCTGCAATAAAGAAATTTAACCAAGGAACATTAGCACCGCCTTCTGTTCTATGACCGATAGTGTTGAGCAATCCAAATCCTACTTTAGCAAACACAAACGGCACAGCAGCATAAGCAATCCAAAAATAAGGGCTAATAGCAAAACTTATAATATTATGAGCTAGTAAGATTTTTATATGATGTCTGTGGAAAAATACTAATCTTGGATTCGCAAAAAGATCTTTTGCATATTTAGGTGGTATGCTAGGAATATCCCATGTTGTTAGTAACACTTTCCAAAAGCCCACATGCTTTGCACTATGCGGATCTTTTTCGCTATCACTATGATGGTGATGCATTCTATGACTTGCAATCCAGCCAATAGGTGTTCTCACATATGCTACACTCAGCATAAACAGTCCTAGCCATTCAAACCATACGGGTACTTTAAATTGCTTATGACAATAGTATCTATGAAGAAGAATGCTTGCACCAAAGTGAGATATGACTTGGCTCCAAACAATACCGATTAATATTGCTATGAAAATGTTTTCGTACATTGTTACTCCTACAATGTATTTATTGGAAGATTATTAGCTAACAGCGTATGCTGGCACAACATATTCTGTACCACCTACATTAATTTTAAAATATGTAGACGGAGTTGCTGGAAGTGCAGTTGCAGCACCTGCAGCACCTACAGTTGTTTGTACCGGAACATCTAATTCAATAGTTCCTGTTCCAGAACCACTTAGGCGTAAATTATCATTTGAATCAGCAGCAGTAATATTGTTTTGACTAATTCTAACGCCGTCTAATGTAGACGAACCTAACACTGTAAGATCTGTTTCTACCTGTGTATCACCATATACTTCTAGCAGCGCATTTGGTTCTCTAACCATCCCTTCAAAGCCGCTGCCCCCTAGTTCGCCGCCAATCTGCACCTTACCGTTGTTATATACCTGGAAAAATTTGGTATAATCAGGTGTGCCTGTAGGATTAGGGAATATGTTACAATAGGTTTTTGATACGTCAATACTAAATGGTGTTGTACTTCCGTCAGTGTCATTCTTACTAAATGTTATTCTTCCTAGTGTGGTACTATCTGGAATACTACCTGAACTTTCTGTACGTGATAAGTTAATTGCATTTATAGCATCTGTGCTTTGTACTTGCACATCATTGCTTAATTTTACAGTATTACCTGTCGCTTCAACTCTCAAATCACCAGTTGTATTTTCAAGGACATTTGTTTGTAATCTTGTACCTACTAATATACCATTAATGCTATCAACAAGAACTGTGCTGTCAATAGCAAATACACTGCCTGATACATCTCCAGTATGATAACCTTCAGTATTACCAGTTAAGTCACCTGTTATAGTTTTGTTTTGTGCATCAATAATTGCAGTACTATCATCTGCAAACACACTACCAGTAAGGTCGCCTGTAACTTGTCCTGTTAGATTTCCTGTGAAATTACCGGTTGATTTATCGTATGAAATAGTGCTGTCGTCTGCTACTAGGTTAGAATTAACATTTGTAGCATCTAATTGACCACTTACATTTAGACTGTTGAAGTGTCCTGTATTCCAGCGAGCTGAACTAGATCCAACATCGAATGAACCGTCTTCAGTAGGAACAAGTCCGCCACTTACTTCACCACCGACGCTAATAATATCGCCGCCAGCACCGTCACCTAAATTGATGTTACCAGACGCAGTAATAGTTCCACCAATATTAATGTTTCCTGTGCCGACAATGTTGTTGCCGTTAAGGTCTAAGTTACCACCTAGTTGTGGTGATACATCTTCTACAACATTTGCTAATGCACTGTTTGTTGCAAAGTCTACACCACCTGCTGTTGATCCATCACCAATGTAAACCTTTTTCTCATCAGTTGTATAAATTAATTCGCCTTCTGCTGGCGTTACACCACTTCTATCAGCTTCTAAACCACGTCTAATCTGTAGGGCCATTTATGCACTCCTAAAAATATTCTTCATATGTATTTATGCCTTTTGTCAAAATACTACTTACGGGTTTTGATAAATCGATGAGTTCTGTTTTTAATGTCAGTTTTTACTTTTGCAGTATCTATACGAAAATCTATATTAGCAATAGTATCTTCATATTCTGCAAACAATTCCGAAAGTGCGCTTTCGATGTCCAAGTGCGGTTTATTCTTTATAGAAGATTGCACATCGATATCCCAAACTCTTCCATCAACAAATTGAACTATAATTTTTTCAACGTATTGGATAGGAATCACTTGGACATCTACGTCACCTAGCACTTCCGGCCATTGTTTAATTATCTCTGGCGGTAGTTTATTATCAGGCACTTTCTTTGGTCTTTGCTTTTCTCTTAGTAGGAACAAGTTCTTCTGCTTGTTCTCTTAGCTTCTTAGCTTCTTTAAAAAGAGCATCAGCTTGAGACCTATATTGTGCCGCAAGTTTTTCGTCAGTCAACAATCCATCATCTGCTGGTTCAGCAGGAGTATCACTTGTTGCATATGCATCTACAACGTCTGTTGTTTCAGTTGTCTCTGTACTAGGTTCAACTGGTTCTACAGTTTCACCGTCTGGACCTTTAAGTGCAAGTTCGCTTACAGGAAGTCCGCGCTGTTCTGCAATCATGTTGTTAAGTTCGTCTAGACCGATTGTTGTATTTGAATCAGGAGTCATCTCAATTTCGTTAGTTGGAAATTTGCGTATTTTTCCTGTGATATCAAAACCTTGTAACATATTTCTGCCGTCGGGTAGATATGCTCGCATCATTGCTTCTGCACTTTCGTATGCATCTTGTCCGGCAGGTGATTCAATTACCTTCATTAGTGCGTCATGCTCGTCTGCACTTAAATTTTCTGTTTGAATTACCAAACAGTTATCTGGTTCACCTGGTACAACTCTAAAAGCAACAATTACTTTGCGTCTATTACCTTTGATACGGCCTACGTGTTTAAGTGCCATATTACTCTCCTGGTGTAGCAGCCTGTGCTTGTTGTGATGCTTGTACTGCACCTAAAAATACTTCTAGCTTGTTGTATGTAGTACCAACAACAGCCATTTCGTTTGGCTTAAATGCACCGCGACTACTTGCAACATCAATGATTTGCTTAATAGCACTTAGATCTTGAACTGTAAGTTCAGGTGACATTTGAGACTCAGGTGCCTGTGCTTCTGGAACTGCTTTTTCTTCAGTTACTACTGCGTCTTCGATTTGGTTTTCGGTCGCCATATTTTTTTCTCCTATAGTGTTTATATGTGCGTAGTATTTAATGATATTTCAAATATGGACATGCCAAAGTGAAATAACTTAGTTCTTTGGATTCTTCAAATCCAATTTTAAGCGTAGTGTCAACTTTATTATCATTGTTAACACTTACTGCTTTTCCTATATAGAACCTTCCTTTAAGATTCTCTACAATCCATTTTTCAACACTAGTTTGCATGTTGTATTTCAATGGAATATTTATATACTCAAGATGCGGGCCTGGTATAGAAAGATTTCTTATCTTAAACAAATTGTAAGGATTAGGCTGCTTCTTCATAGTGTGCTGTTAGACCAAACGGTGCTTCTAGATTTTTATCTCTGTTAGAGTGAATAACAAATACTGTATCACAGTAGTTTTCGTCGCCCCAACTATTCCAAGGATACCCATCTGTAAACATGATAAACTTTTTAGGAGTAATACCATGTTCTTTCATATAAGTCCAGTTTACATCAAAGTCGGTACCGCCGCCTCCGATAATTTCGTAGTCTGTAATTTCACGAGCATCATCAGCAGTAAAATTATCTTCATTATAAACATTAGTATCAAAGCACCATATTTTGATATTAAAGTCTCTGTACTGATCCATAATACCTTTGATTTCTGAAAGGAAGTCACGTGCTTGATGATCACCGATAGAACCGCTCATATCGAGTGCAATGCACAAGTCAATAGTTTCTTCAAAGTTCATGCCTGGAAGAACTGCACCTGTGTGCCAACCTTTACGATTAGGACGGCTAAAAGTATAATCATTTTTAATAGTGCTTTGGATTTGTTGTTGTAGAATTTCACGCCAATTCATTTTAGGCTCTGTTAGATCTTTAATCATGCGTGAAATTTCAGCAGGTGTATTACCTGCACCCGCAGCCTGTGCCGCCTGCATCATTCCTTCTTTGATCTCGTCTTTGATCTTCTCCATCTCTGCTTTAGAGTACTTTGCAGGCTTTTTACTTACATTATTACCGTTTGAATCTTTTTCTTCTTCGCCTTCTTCGCCTTCGCCGTCAGCCATGTTGTCAAGGTGTTCGTCTAGCAGTTCACCTAGTTGTTCTAGATATTCTTCGCCACGTCTTTTATATTCATCTAAGATATCATCATATACATCTTCTGAAGACCAATTATCATATTTAAAGTCTTGGAAACAGTCGACTAATTTAGGTTTATCACCAATGCGATCACGTACTAGAAGATTGTTTACAATATAGTCGGCAGCAATATTGTAAATCATAGGAATGCGATCACCTCTACGTTCTAGGTGTCCAAATACACAGTGAAGGATTTCGTGTGCAATAACAAACTCAATTTCTTTGTTAGACATTGCATTAAAGAATTGTGTGTTAAAGTAGAGGTTGCGTCCGTCTACTGCGGCTGTTGGAAGCCAGTCATCTGCTGCCAAGATACGCAAACGTGTTGCCATATTACCAAAGAAAGGGTGACGCAGGAGCAAACCTACTCGTGCAACAATAATGCGATCTAATACTTCTACACGCATTTCTTCTAGTTGCTCTTTTGTAATGTCTGGGTCCGGTGTCCAGTGTTTTGTGCCTTCAATACTCATGTGCCATGTCCTTCATTGTTTCATATAATATAGCATAATATATTTACAAAGTCAAGAGAAAATGGGCGTTTTGGAGAGATCGCCCAACTCTTGTGCATTATGCACTCTGTGCGGCTTGGATATACTTGCCAAAGCGTTCGTGGAACTCGTCGAAACATTCAACTTCGTCAGGATCAATCGGAAGTGCATATTGTGTAAGTGCAAGTTTAATGCCCATAACAACAAGCTCTGTTTCAAAGTTATCCATTGCAAAACGTAGGAAGTTGTTAACTTTATCGTCAAACTTCTTATCGTTCTTATCGCAAGCATCTTTAAGTTCATAGCAAAGAGAAACAGTCAAGGAATACATGGCACTGATTTCTTTCTGCTTCAAATCTTTAACTTTTCCGTTAAGGATGTCAGTTGGGTTTGGCATATCTGCCGCTACTTTGCGGTGGGCCATAAACTTTACAGCCAGCCCTTCGCCTACACAACCACTAACAAGATCTGTAGTTGTGCTTTCGTCGTCGTCGTCTTCGAGCAGTTCACTTACAAACGACCAAGAACGAGGCGTTGCAAAAGAACGACTAGGTGACTTCGGATCGAAATCATATAAATCTTTTTTACTAAATGTAAGATAACCTACAACGTCTGTGTTGATACTGTTATCTACAGCCCACTGGAACCAGTCATCAAAGTCAACTGCAAGTTCCAAGTGAACAAAACGATTAGCCAACGGAGCAGGCATACGATATGTAACACCTTTGTCTGCTTCTCGGTTACCTGCCGCTACAATCAGTACGTTGTCTGGAAGTGTGTATTGCCCTACTTTACGGTTCAGGATCAACTGGTATGCCGCCGCTTGTACCGCAGGCGCTGCCGAGTTCATCTCATCTAAAAACAGCACAATCCATTTGTGCTTTGCAGCCATTTCAGCTGTAGGCAGTTCTGCAGGCGCCGCCCACATCATTGCATTGTCGTTAGCCGCGTAGTAAGGAATACCTTTGATGTCTGTTGGTTCCCAAAGTGACAAACGAACGTCAATGACAAGTGCATCCATGTGTGTACCGATCTGATGAATAATATCAGATTTGCCAATACCGGGAGGACCCCACAAAAAGATAGGACGTTGCTTTTTAAAAGCTCGTGTAATTGACTTTTTAGCCTTGTTAGGGCTTACAGTGCGGATAGCTACATTTTCCATTTCGTATTCCTTTTTATGTTCAGTGCCGTATTATGTATATACTATAGCACCACAAATATCAAAGGTCAATCATTTTTGGAATCTTTTTCGGATCTTTTTAGAGCTTTTGTGATGCCATATTTTCTTACATCACCTGAGAAAAGATGCAGTTCTACTGCTTTCTTTTCGTTTAGAACTACAATTTCTCTGCGTCCTAAATGATAAGGACAGTCAATAAAATTATCTAACCATATTAATACATTGGTTGTCATTTCAAAATTAGCAGGATAAGGCACAGCATATGTTTTCAATTCTATATCTTCTTGGATAAAACGTAATCCTTCATCTGTAAGACGCAACCCACCTGCTTGTTTTTGCCTAGTATTTTGCCACCATACTGGCATATACTCTTTGATAGAAACTTCTGATATTGCCATACCAGCTTCTTTCAAGAAAACTTTTGTAAGTGTTTCTTTCCAGCTCATTCTTCTATGACCAATTTTTCACCTTCAGTTAGTTTTACTACACTAAAGTTGTCACAATTAAACATTTCGTTTAATTTTTTTGCTAGATTAAATGCATGTCCTGGATTTGAAAAACTTGTTTTTTTATATTTTGGACCAGGATAGTTTGTAAGAATATTTGAACTTTTTAAATTAAAAGGTTCGTCATTATAGAACACAGCCCAAATTGCTTCGGCTGCAAGAACTTGTTCTGATCTGTATGTTTTCTTATCTACATGTTCTAAAAGAACATTGGGCTTTGGCCTACTCATATGCGTATTCCTTAGTTATATACGCATATATTTATCTAATTAAATGACAGTTTTACCAGGAAGTGCCACCGTCCATGTTAATTTGTATTACTTCTTCTGCGCCTGAATTTTGCTTGGCAATGATTTTTTCTAAGTCTCCGTTAAGTCTTGACATAACTTCACCTAAAACAAATGCAAGACGTTTTGCATTTTGAATGTCTATTCTAATATCTTTGGCTCTACCTGCATCTGCACTTCTTACTTGACTAATAAACTGCTGTATAGGTGCAGTGTTGAGTGGTTCATTTTGAGTTGACACGACTTAACTCCGTACGCATTTCTATTTCTGTTTTAAATGGACCATTATACTTATAACGCTCAATGGTAATTAGCTTAGGACAAAAACTTTTTACCCAACCTTTATCAAATTTAATTACATAAAATCCTGCACAATACAAGCTCTTAGATTTCTCTGATTTTGTAAACAAAGGTAATTTACGTTTGACATCATAAATGCTATTATGAGGCGCACAGCTTGTAGGATATCCATGTACTTCTTTGTTTATATCATTACGCTCAGTAATAGTTAAGTCAGTCCAAGTAACTTTGCTTGAAAAACTACTTTTGAGTTGTGTTGTGCTATCAAAGAACTTTGTATTTGAACCGTCATTAAACATATATTTGTCATCTGAAAGACTTAGTGTACCTATATTTTCACCAGCCTGCTCAACAATCCAAAACTTATCTTTCAACACTTCTTTGATGTTAATGTTCATTTATTATACCTCGCTTGAAGCGGCTCTGCATATGCTGCCGCTTGATCTGCAATACGTTGCATATCCCATTTAGCACAGAACTTCATAAGACGCATGCCTACTTGTGATATACTTTTGCTTTCTACTTCATTAATTGTAGTATTAATTATATCTTTAATATCATCTGGTTGTGCAGATAAGTCACATAATACAACATTACGATTGTAGTCATCTAGCACACGATGTTCTTCGCCGTTGTGATCTACCCAACGCTGTAACATAAGGTTGTTCCAGTTGTAGCCTTTTGTAGTCTTATCTTCAAATGCTTCTAATAAGCCAACCTTGTTCTTAGTGCCTTTCTTACGCACACCCGGATACGCACTGAATACGTTATCACTAGTATCACCACGCATACACTTTTCAAACAGTTGCCATTCAGGGTTGGGTTTTTCTTTAGGCAGTTTAGTTTTCTTATCGATAACCTCTGCACCTTTGTCGTCAAAGTAACCTTCATGTGTAATAGTAGTGTTACTTACACCGTTATACTGACGCACGTTAGGTGCAATAAGTTGTGCAAAGTCGCCATCTGTACTAATAATAACATGATTGTCATTAGGGTGATTTTGTATCCAACCTGCGATAAGATCATCTGCTTCTAGTTGCGGATGACGCATCATAGTGCAGTTTGTCTTAGTATGGATAAAGTCTTTGAACTCGTCAAAGATCTCCCAAAACACTTTATCTTCTTCTGCTTCACGTGGAGTAAGTGCATCACGTGCTTCTTGACGGTTACGCTTATAAGGCTCATAATAATCCTTGCGCCAACTGCGTCCTTCTAAGCAGAATACAACATGATCTGCATCAAAGTCTTTCCACGCTTTCTTAATGCTGTTTAGTGTAATATGTAATGCCATACCAACTTTCGTGTCGATATCGCCACGCACAACGTGACGAGCTCTAAAGAAAGTGTTAGCAGTATCTACAAGTACATAAGTTGCCATTATGCTACCTTTTTAGTTGTCTCATTATATACATTATGCACTACTTTATCCGGATTGTCAAGAAAAAATTCTTCTTCAACATACCGTTTTAGTTCATGATCACCTACGTTTTCAGGCACCCGTTTTTTGTAAAAAAGTTCATAACTGTCCGAACCATACTTGCCAATGCCGTGCAGTTTAGTTGCATCTTCGCCGTCCCAATCGCCAAACTGTTTGCTCATACGGTACAGTCTTTCTGCTCTGACACGCTTCATACCTAATGGTGCGATAACTTCTTCAATCTCTGCTCGTGATGCGTAAAGCAGTGTATCGTGTGTAGGCCACTTTGCAAAGAACTTAGGAAGCACTGCCTTGACCTGTTTGCGTCCTGTTAGGTTCAAGCACATAACGCCTACCATGTGTTGCCAAACGTTTTCTACCTGTTGTTGCACCATAAGGTCATCACGCATCATGATACTTCGCTCTTTCCTTTACTAATAGGTGTAACATTAATATATCCGCTACCTCTATCTTTATCTAATCCTTGGTCGTCTAGTACACCGCTTACAATATCACGGAACCAACGATCTACTATTTCTTCTTCAGGATCATTATCTACTCCGTATCCGGATTGTATTAACTGTTTAATAAAATATTTGTTCCAGTCTAATTCAAAGAAACCATTACGAACATTTTCTTCGTTGACCTTTACATCTAGTACACCTACCCAAGGTTCTTTGCGCCTTGTAGCATATTCTTTTGGATCTTTCTTATTAAGAAGTTCCATTTCTTCTGCTTCGACACGTGCCTTTTCTTCCGCTAGTTCTTTTTCTTTTGCTTCTATACCAGTTACACGTTTAAGCCATTGTTTCATAGTCCTGCCTCCCTAGCACGTTTTTCTAAATCAACTGTTTCTCCTGTACTATCTTTAACTACAGGCTCACTCATTGCTTGTTGATGTTTTTTCAACTTATCTAACTCTTTAGGTCCCCCATGCATTTCCGAATAGGCTAATGTGGAGTCTCGGGGAGAAGCGCCAACCTCGCTCCATACATGCTTCGGCGACTTCTTTAACATTGAGATTATACTCTTCTGAACGTCCGCCAAGCGGCATAAGATATACTGGACAATCAACCCCGGCTTCACGATACGCTTCGACAGCTCTAGTAACTTCGTCAAAATCATCCATAGTAGCGACAACAAACTTAAGATAAATGTCACTACCGTCAACGCCGCTATACTCACTAGCAACATCAGGCAGGATAGCAGTTTCCCAAGGTTCTCCGCTAACACTAAGTTTAGGGGAACAACTCCAAGTGACTGTAAATCTTTCTTGGTTGTTGAGATAATCCACAAAGTCTGTGTGTAAATGTTGTGTAGTGTTTGTTTCAAATGTGACGTTTTTTAAATCAGCCATTTTAGGATGCTCAAATAATTCAACGTATAAACGTTGCCATGCAAGTAATGGCTCTCCTCCTGTTAGAA